CCCCGCTAACTATGTGTTGTCAATGTCCGACTTGTTGGATTGTAACCACAAGAAGTATATAACCGAAGGTTATATGTTTGTGTTTTATAACCCTAGCCGTGTAGCAGGTATACGCGGTGATGCTACTATTGAATTGAATTATAATAAGAAATATCATTATACTGAAACGTCTAGTTCTATTTCGCAAGCTGGTACTTAAATAAATTTTATTGTTCTAATACGACTTGAGTAAGTCTTCTTTGAATCGCTTGATCCCAAGTGAAGATGCTATCGTTACTTAAAAATATCTTCTGAATTCCTACTGGAAGGTTCACAACTGCATAGCGGACGTGAATTTGTTGAGGATGGTAACGATCCACTATCTCTATTTGAGCCTGTCTCGGCAGATGAGCGAAGCTCATATCGTCGAATATGATCGATCTGTGGTATCCATTTCGAAATTCTCGTAATGTGTCCAGATGTCGTACGAATAGTGCAGGTTTGCTCGAAACATTCAAGGCCCAAGTAGTCTTCCCCACACCCGACGGGCCTTTCACCCACAGAGACGTCATATCCGTTGGCGGTTGCAAAGTCAAAAGCATCTCGGATGTAACTGTCCCAGTAGCTTGATAGTTTTCCAGAATTGTGTTTGAACTTGCTAGATCTCTTATTACTTTTTGGAATGCCTGAACTGCATACATACAACTGACCTAAAATCAACGGATGGATACTTTCTGTTTTCGGCATATCTCGAAAAATTCTTCCTCCGGGGTAGTCCTTGCTAAGTCGTATAAGTTAAGCTCTCCTTCCCCGTCCTTATCGTAGATGAATGGATCCAAGTCTTCTTTCTTTATATAAGTCTTGGTTGCAATGACATTTCGGCAAGCTTGTACGTTAGGATGATAACTCTCGAGGTCAAAAAAGTCGTTTCTTTTAACGTTAATCTTCCTCTCATAAGTGACCAACGCGTGCAAGTGGTGGTTTCCGTCTTCATGAGTCTCTTGACCGATAGTTGCGTGAACAATGACTCCTTTGGTTCCAAGTAGTGCAAATAAGTCTTCTTTACTTGCTTCACATTGGGGGTAAGTAAGGAAGAAGGATTTCGCTTGTATTCTGAAGGATGGATGGTTTTCATTTCTTGCTGGTGAAGACATTTTAAGTACAGGGGGTCAAACTAGTTCTATTATCTAGTGTCCTGGATGTCCTTAGTGTCCTTTAGTGTAGCCCTTTAGGGCGGCTTAGGGGTTAGGGTAAGGTATTATATGTTAGTGTATCTAATGTAGCCACCATATAAATAATATTACGGTGGCGGCTGACCCCTGTAAATGGGAAGACAATTAACGACAAGAAGGAGTGCTATGATGCGAATGGGCCGGTATAGTGGAGCTATGCGAGGAGCGTGGAGGATTGGACAACGACTTGGGAGTATGTACAAGAAGTGGAAAGGAAGTGGAGCACAGAGAACTGACGCTGGTGGACGTAATGGAGGGACGACTTATGGCAATTTAACTAATCAATATGATACTGCGAGGATATATTCGAAGAGGCGAGCACCTCGAAGGGCGCGTAGGGCAGCAAAGAGGTATATTTCTCGTTTGAAATGGGGAATGGATAAGCTTCAAGGCATGAAAATGGCGATGATAGCTCATACCTCCACGCATACTGTTGTTCCTACTAGTGATGCTAACGCCCAAGGTGTTGTTGGTTTAACCATATATGGTTATGGTGCTAATACGTATGCTTCGAATACGAATCAAGGGAATGGTGATGTTTGGTGGATGATGGCTCGTGAAAACGGGTCTAGTCCTACTGTTACTGATGCTACAAGGAAGCTTCGGTTCCGATCTGTTGCTATGAATGTGAATGTTGTTAATCGAACTACTGGAGATAATGCGCAAGGAGGTCAAATAATTGTTGATGTGTACCATGTGTTGTGTAAACAGAGTTACACTGATGATACTGGTGCTGGTGATCCTGCTGTTGTTTGGAATGAAAGTGTGAATGAATTGAGTGGAACGAATATGCCTACTGCAATTACTGGTGTGAATTTTGAGGGAGTAACCCCCTTTGATGCTGGCTCATTCGCTCGTTATTATAGTGTTAAGAGTATTCGTCGTTATCGCCTTGAGGCGAATGGGTACTTTAACCTTCAAATGCGTGACCCCGCTAACTATGTGTTGTCAATGTCCGACTTGTTGGATTGTAACCACAAGAAGTATATAACCGAAGGTTATATGTTTGTGTTTTATAACCCTAGCCGTGTAGCAGGTATACGCGGTGAT